CCGTGATTGGCCCCGTAGGCGCCTGTCGTTCCGCCGTGGCCCCCACCGCCACCGGCTGCGCCGTAGGGCCCGTACGGGCCGTAGGGACCGTGCGGAGAGCCGGGCCCGCCGAAGTAGACGGGGTTCGGAGGCAGACCGGCAGGACCCATGCCGTACGGACCGGGGCCGAAGCCTCCGCCACCCCCACCGCCGCCAGAGCCACCGGACCCGCCGCCCCCGTTGTTTCCCCCGCCGCCTCCGGAGCCCCCACCGTTGTTGCCGGACCCACCGGACCCGCCGGAGTTCCAGTACGGCGACCACACACCGAATGCCGATCGGCTCCAGTTCCGCTGAGTCTGCTGGATCGTCTGGGCCCGCAACTGGCCGAGGGTCGCAGACCAGCCCGCCGAAGTCGTCGGCATCGTGGTGTTGTTCTGGAGGTACTGGGTGGTGACCTGACCGATCGGCGGGAGACCCCACATGGGCCGCCGAGGGGTCGGGGTTCCGGTCGAAGCCGTCGTCCCGCCGGTCCCCGGAGTCGGAGGGAGTGACGTGATGGTGTACACGGGCCCGGACGCCGTGGTGCCTGCCACGGTCTGCCCGGCCAGCGGATTGTGGCTACCCATGCCGACACGGAAGCTGGCCGCCGCTGCGGAACCAGTACCCGTCATGAAGGACTGGGCCATATGCAGCGAGCGCTGCATGGAGTCCCGCATGTCCCCCATGATCCTGGAGGTGTTCTCCTGGCCGCGCACGAGCAGGGCGAAAAGGCGGCCAAGATCCAGGTTTTCGCCGACGCCGCTGTCCGGCTCGCCGTCTGCCATCAGACCCACTCCGTATCTTGCTCAACCTGCGTCGGATCGAAGTCGCGCGGTGGAGGCAGCGAGGGGAGGTTGTCCTCCTCCACGTCCGGAGAGGAGACCTGCTCCGCCCCCGGGCCCTCCAGTGGGGCTCCGTCGATCGTGATCGAGTCGTTGGCCAGCATCCGGGCCAGGACGTCCATCTCGTCCTCGGAGGGCGCCTCGAAGTCCACCCCGCTGTTGTCGGAGTAGTCGACCTCGTCCTCGTCGGTGGACTCGGGGAAGTACTCCGAGAAGAGGACTTCCTCCTTGTAGTTGTTAGAGGCCACCAGACCGGCCTTGGCCACGGTCAGCAGAAGTTGTTCCTGGAACTCCTGCTCGCGCTCTATGCGGGCGGTCCGCTCCAGGCCGTCGGCAAACCGGAGGTACTCCAGGCCGAGGATCTGCACCTCGGAGAGGTTGTCCCCCTGGAGAAGCCCCCGAGCCTGAGCCAGCCTCAGATGTCGCTCGACGAAGGGTTCGAGACCTCGGGGGCCGATGCTTTTCCCAGGGCTTCCACAACCCGGTAGGCGAGGTCCTCCAGCGTCACGTACTCGTTGAAGACCCGGTCGATCGTGGAGCCGTGCCAGTTGTCCTTGACGTAGTCGAAGCGTTCCTGGCCCCACTGCTCCGCCTTGCGGGTCTCCCCGATCGGAGTCGGCAGATCGTCGCCGTCCACGCTCATGATGCACATGGCGGCGATGGCCGCTGCGTACGCCCGGTCGGCCCCGATGGTGTCCGAGTACGGCTTGATGATCTTCGCGATGGCCAGCTTCTCGCCGTCCCGGAGGGTCCGGATCTTGAAGTCGTGCTGAAGCCACGTGAAGTCTGCGGACAGAGCCCCGACGTACAGCAGGCCCTTGAAGGACTCGGTGAACTTCGGATCGAACGAGGGCAGCAGGTTGCCCTCCTCGTCGCGGAGGGTCCCCGGCTCGTCCTCGGGCTCCAGCGCCAGTGCCGTCGGATCGTAGGCCCTCGCCTGCTGCTCGCTCATCTCGTCCGCCCTACTTGTTCAGGGCCGAGGTGTGCGTGTACGCCACGGTGATCCCTTTTGTCACCGCGAGACTCCCGACCGTGATGGTGTCGCCGTCGTTGATGTCCACCACGGTGCAGTTGTGGTAGTTCTTGCCGCGCCACTTGGCCGGTTGGCCCTGGGTCCCCGGAGGCTTGATCACCGTCTGGCAGGTGACGTAGTTGGGGTCGTTGGCCAGCGCGCGGAAGATGTCCACGATGTTGTTCGACCCGGCCAGACCGGAGAGCTGGGCCCACACCGGTGCATTCCAGAGTTCGCGGATCGTCAGGATCAGCGTGCCGCCCTGGAGAACGCGCGAGGTGGCGATCTCCACGGGGTGCGAGGCACCCAGCGGCTGGATGAACTGGTACGGCTGTCCGAGGTCGGAGAAGGCCCGCTGGCCGGAGTCTTCGACCCCTTCGCAGAAGGCGATCCCCTTCCCCTTGTAGTAGAAGGTCGTGAAGCCTGAGCCTACGACCCTGACCTTGGTCTGAGGCATCTACAGCTCCTCTCGGTTAGGCCGCAGTCGCGGTGTCGTCGGTGTTGTCGGTCGCGGTGATATCGCCCGAGTTGAGGTCGATGGCGAAGGTCACCGTGATGTAGTTCAACGGCACCAGCGGGGCGTACGCGAACTGGGCCTCGATCACCGAGGGGTCACCGGAGGGCAGGCTCTGCTGCCTCACCGCAACGTCGGTGTATGCGCGGATCACGGTGTCGGTGACGGCCCGCTCCAGGATGCCGGTCAGAGCGCCCTTGACCTTGGTGGTCATGTCGGCGTCGATCGGCTCGCCGATCAGGCCAGCAGCATCCATGCCGGTCTGCACCAGCTCGAAGAGAACATCACCGGTGCGGACGATGGAGACCTCACGGGTGGTGAGGCTGCTCATGTCGGTGGTGAGCCCGTGACGGATCGACAGCGTGCCCGTACGGGTCTGCTCCACGACCGAGACACCGGCCCGGGACAGGTTGTCCTTGAAGGACTTCGTCTGGAGCTGTGCGAGGGCCGGAGGGATGCCGTTGAAGCCCGTCACGGTAACGCTCGTCAGGCCTCGGGCCACGTCTCCGCCCGCGAGCTGTCCGGCCATGGCCGCCGCGAGGTAGTACCCGGCCACCACGGTGGTCTGAGCCAGCCGGGTGTTGTAGAAGTTCATCTGGTTCGGATACGCCAGCACCGTGCGCTTCGAGTCGATCGTCTGGGCCACGACGTTGTAGTTCCGGGTGGCCACGTCGTAGTTGGTCTCGAAGCCGATGAAGGCGATCCGGCCGTAGCCGTCGTCCGAGGCGTTGACGCAGTGGTTGTTCGCGTCCTGGATGAGCGCGAGGACGGCATCGGCCGTGTGGGCGTCAGCCGGGGTGCCGGTGTCCTCGGGGGTGGCATCCACGAACAGGGGGACGATGAGCTGGGCCTTGTAGTTCGTGAGGATCTTGGCGTAGGCCGCCTCGAACTGCTCCTTGATCGTTCCGTCGGCCGGGTTGGTCGGCAGGGCAAGGATGTTGCTCGCACCGTTGGCCATGGCGATCTGGGCGGCCAGGGTGAGCGCGCAGACGACCTGAGAGGCGTTCGGGTTCGACGGAGTGGTGCTGGAGACCGCCGCTCCATAGGTGGCTGCGATCTGGCTCGGGTCCGTGAACTCCTGCGGCGTGAAGTACGTGGTGTCCGCGTAGTTGTAGGTGATGAAGACCGCAGCGCCATCCACAAGGCCGCTCGTCGGAGAGGGGCCCGACGGAGTGCCAGAGGGACCAAGGCGCTTGATGTAGGTCACGGCGTTGGCCGCACCGCCGGTGCCCGATGCATCGACCACGAAGGTGTAGTCGGTGCCGTAGATCTGTGTGACGCCGTTGGCGTCCTTGACGACTGGGGCTCCGATGGCCGGAGGGCCGGTGACGGCGGAAACGAAGATGCCGCGCTTGGCCAGTGCGGTGTTGGAGTTCCAGTAGACCAGGACCTGTTCGGTGTTCGTCTGGTAGCCGACCGCAGGCCCGATGATCGTCACGGTGTTCGTCGTGACGGTGGTGGGCGTGACGACCGGCAGCGACGTGTCTTGGACATAGACCCCGGGCGGGACGTAACTGGTGAAATCCGGCATTTATATACCCTCCGGGACCGGTGGCTAGGTCGAGCTTCCACCTCTTCCCAGGAGAGGGGCCCCGAAGGACAGGAGGTCAATGCCAGTCGGACGAGGTTCCCCCGATGGCGTCTTCGGCAAAGGGGCTGTTCGGCTGACCCGGAAGGTACTGGTCCGCGATGATCTCGATTCTGGACAGCGGGATGAGAGTTCCAGTGCTCGGGTCGGGCACGAACTCACCGATGATCTCCAGGTTCAGCGAGCGTTCGTACATCAGCTCGTCGGTCCCCCAGGGGGTGCCCGGGGCCGCAGCACTGCCTCGCACGTCGATCTTGTCCGTCTGGAGGTTGGCCGCGATCAGGTCGTTGTTGGCGATCCGGTCCTTGAAGCGGCCGATGACGGAGTCCTCGTTGCCGAAGGCCACGACCCGCACCACCTCGTCGAACAGCTCGTCCCTCTCCAGAGAGGTCAGGGCAACAGCCGTGACCGAGACGTAGCCCTGGAAGCGCCACCGGGTGAACGGGGCCACCGTGGTGCCGTTGATGGGGCTCACGTCCTCCAGGTGGGCCACACCGGCCCGCATGAGGGGCTGGGTGTCGTCGTAGTCGACCCACAGCGACGGATAGTCCTGAGAGTCGACCGGATACTCCAGACTGGCGTGAACGTTCCGGAACTTGGCCACGGGATAGACGCTGTCGAAGGTCCCCTGAATGGCCTCCACGAGGAGCGTCTTCAACGGAGCGATGTACATCAGCGAGTCTCCAGGATCTGCCGCCAGTTGCTGTCACAGAGGTACACCCGGGTCGGCAGGATGCCGTTCCACTGAGCGGCCAGCGTGCACGCATTGTTCAGGAACAACCGGGGCGCGATCCCCGGGTGGCGCCACCGTACGCCGACATTCCCCCGGGCGATCTGGCCGCCCTGCTTCCCCTCCCGGGTGAAAGGCTGACCGGTCTCCCTCATGGCGATCCGGCCCGGAGCACCGGGATAGCTCGCGGGCTTGTCCGAGACCACGATCCGCTGACCGGTCCGCTTGTCCTTGCCGTACTTCGTGATCCTCTGGCCGATGTTCGCGGCCCGCCGGAAGATCAGGACCTGCACCTTGCCGGACTGGGTGGTACGGACCTTGGCCTTGGGGTTCTTGGCCCTCTCCGCACCAGTGGGGTCGTCGATCCACATCGGGATGGTCTTTCCGGCGAGGCTGCGCATGGTGAACGGCCGGATGCCGTGGTCCTGGAACCAGACGTAGGAGTCGGCCCACCAGATACCGAAGTACCCCTTGCCGTACAGGGGCTGGAGCCGGGCGGCCGAGGCCCCGGACATCTTCGGCATCTTCCGCCTGGCCTCGCGGACGGCCGCCAGAGCAGCCGCACGGGCCCGTCCCGGATTCAGTCCTTTGACGATCATGATGATGCGGTCGGGTTGTTCCGCGAGCCGCATCTCCTGCGTCTCCAACAACACGTCAAATCACCACCGATCTCCGTCGCGCCCTCTCGATTTCCAGAACTCCCGGTGCTCGTCATCCTCTTCGGGATTGTGGGGAAAGCCCTTCTCGTCGGCGTTGAAGTGCCAGCCGTCGATCTTGTCGTCCCCTCGCTGAAGGGCTGCACCAACTCGGTGGTGACCCTCGATCGTGTGCAGACGGCCCTGATGCGTCACGAACATGGGGGCCTTGTCGCCATGGTGTTCCGGAAGGTGCTGGATCATGTCGGGGTCAAACGCGTCGAACCTCGCGGACTGCGCCTGCGGGTCGGCGTGGTACTTGTCCAGGTGTGTCTGCGACACGTGGCTCTGAGTGGCGTAGACCGGCTGCTTCAGGCTGATCGGGCCGAAGGTGCCGTGCTCGTTCCAGTGGGCCACATCAGTGCCGAAGTTCCGGATGAACCGCATCAGGCGATCATCGTGATGGTCCGGCCGGACCCTTGCCTCCCTGTCGTTGAACGCCTTCTCGTAGGCCTCGTCATGCCTGTCGTAGTAGGACTCCGGGGGCACCCCATGCGCGTCCATATGGGCCCGCTCCTCCGGATGCATCTCTGGCGCGGTCTCCTGATGGAGGTCATCATCGCGATCGTCCCAGGGATCCTTCAGCCCCTCCGGCCGACCACCGAACTCTTCCTGGAGGGTGCGTGGATGAAAGTCGACATGCCCAGCGAAACCCACGTCTCGGACGTGGTGCACTTCTGGATGATGCTCTCCAGAACGAAGATCCCAGGCCATTCCTTCCCGCTGGAAGGCAGCGGCCCTTCTCCATAGCAGGCTCACCACTCGTCCGAATCTTCGTAGTCGGGATGGTCGGGCATCCGCCCCTCTTCGTCCGGGAAGCCGTGCTGGTCGGCGTCGTAGTGCCAGCCCATGATGTGGCTGTCCCCGCGCTGGAGGGCTGCGGCCGTCCGGTGGTGTCCCTCGGTGGCGTGCAGGCGGCCCTCGTGGGTGACGAACATCGGGGCGCCGTCACCGAGGTAGTTGCTGTTGCCCGTCGTCTCGCCGTACTTCATTCGGTGGTGACTCGTAGCGCCGGGATCGGCCAGGTACTTGTCGATGTGTGCCTGGGAGACGTGGCTCTGGGTGGCGTAGACCGGCTGCTTGAGGTTTACCGCGCCATAGGTCCCGTGCTGCTGCCAGTGGGCCGTGTTGGTGCCGTGGTTGCCCACGAAGCGCTTCAGGGCGTTGTCCTCGTGGTCCGGCTCTTCATCTCGGGCCTTCTGGTCCTTCAGTCGCTGATACGCCTGGTCCTGGCGACCCCAGTACGACTCCGGGTAGTCGTCGTGCTCGTCGTAGTGCCGCTGATCGCGCGAGGTGAGCGCCTGCTCGTGCGCCTGGTCGTTGAGGTCCTCATCCCATCCCCCCTCGTCGCCGCTCTGACCCTCGTTGTACTCCGCCCGCGTATCGGCGTCATGGTCGACGTAGCCCGCGAATCCGGCGTTCTTGACGTGCTTCGCGGTCTGGGCGTAGTGCTCCTCGCCCGGCTCGACATACCAGGCCATGCCCTCCCGCTGGAAGGCGGCGGCGTTCTTCCACAGCAATGCCATTTTTAAATTCCTTAGGCCAGGTCGTCGATGGGGATCAAGGGGGCGCGAAGGATCTCGTACGCGCTGAAGTCCAGCGGCTGGGTTGCCGAGACGTTCAGGATGTCCACGAGGTCCTTCTCGACCGGCGGAATCGTGTACGCCACGGTGCTGTGGTCCTCCAGGGACGCCCTGGCGTGGTTGTAGCCGACGGCCATGGAGCGCTGGTACGGCGTCGCGAAGCCCGTACGGAGTGTCACACGCTCCGGCACCCGGAGGTAGAACCGGTGACCGGTGGAGCGGAAGCAGTAGTCGCCGGTACGGACGCGGAAGTCCGGGGTGGACTCCATGTCGAGCTGATCCGCATCGACCACACCGCGCGCCTGGAACTGCTGGTTCTCGTCAGAGTCCGAGAAGACTGCGGGCCGCACGATGATGGCCCGGAAGCCGCCGTCGAACGTCGTGCCGTAGCAGTCGGGGCACTTGTTCTGGTCCGACTGCTTGTAGGCGTTCGCGTAGCGGCTGGCCACGTAGCAGGTCGAACACCGGTCGACCAGACCTTGCTTGAAGTCGTCCAGGTGCCACATCAAGCAGAACATCGTCCACTCGCCGATGCTGTACAGGGCCTGGTAGTGCCTCTGGCGCTCCTGGTCGACGGCCCAGCGCTGGGGCTGACGGACGTAGTAGGGCTGGAACTCCGGAGGGGAGTTCGGCGGTGTGGGGTGGGCGGTGAACCTCGGCATCGTCGTCTTCCTGGCCTAGATCTTGATCCAGTTGCCGCTGGAGGGCACTACGGTGACCGAGTCCCACTGGGACGCCAGGGTGACCGAGGCCGCACCGTCGATGGTCTGGCTGCTCGTGGTTCCCACGGTCACGTTGTTCGTGGCGTTGATCCGTTTGACCGTGATCGGCCGGGTGCGGCCCACGGCCGTCGGCAGGGTGACCGTGAAGGTTCCGCTGGCCGCGTTGGCCACGATCACCTCGTCGAACGAGTTCGCGGTGTAGGCAGCCGTCACCGTCTTGATCGGATACGAGTTCTGCGCATTGCGGATGGTGAAGCCGACCGGGGCGTCCAGCGTGAGTCCGGAAGCGGTGAAGAGTCCGGCGATGGTCACCTCACCGCGAGCCGCCGCCAGGGCGGTGCCGCTGCTGCGGTCGCCGAAGCGCGGGGTGGAGGTCTCCGTGTCGATGTTGAGGTACATGGTGGGGCCGATACCCGAGGAGCCGGGGCCCACGATGTGGATCAGGTAGGTGCACTGCTCGATGCTGATCAGAGTCCCGCTGATCGAGTGGACGGCACCCACGGACCCGAAGTAGGTGCCGACCGGGCACAGGGCCGCCCACGAGTACAGGATGCGCAGGCCGTAGATGTCCGTGTGCTCAGTGACCAGCAGCCCGTACGTGTAGCCGCCGCCGCACAGGACGTTGCTGACCAGGACCAGATCGTTGTTGCCGTTGGCGGGCAGGAGCAGGCCCGCACTCGCGCCGGTGGCGAGGACCGGGATGCTGCCGTAGTTGCCGCCCGCCACCACGCCGGTGGTGGAGTAGGCGAAGTCTTTCACCCGAGCACACGCGATGCCGCTGAGGTCCACGGCGCTGTAGGTGAACCCGTTGGGGCTGTGCGTGGTGAGGATGGACATGTTCTGGATGTCCACGTACATGTTGCTGAAGACACCGGGGTTCACCCCGTAACCGCCGGGCTGGCTGGGTCCTCCGATGACGCAGGGGTTGCCGTTGGCGTTGATCGAGTTGGCCTGGGCCGTGGCGTTGGCGAAGACGCCGAAGCCGACGATGGTGGCCCCGGTGGTGTTGGGGTAGTTCTGCTGCCAGTGCTGCACTCCCGCCCCGGACGAGGGACCGGTGATGGTCAGCGTGATCTTCGGGCCGGTGGCCGGTACGGGTGGGATGGGAATCAGAGCATTGCCCTTGGTCGTGCCACCGGTCGTCGGCGCCCCACCGGCTCCGTAGAACTTCCCCGGGGCCGACGAGATCTGGACGATCGCGGAGTTGCTGTGTGCCTGCGCGTAGGCCACTGCGGCGCTCACGGCCAGCGTGAACGCGTCGCTGTCGTCGGTGGCCCACATGGCCACCTTGCCGGTGCTCAGGGTGGTGCTCGCGGCCACCGAGAGGGTGACCTGTCCCGCGCTGGTGTAGCCGCTGATGGTGCCGACCAGCGTCTCACCGCCCGGTCCGGCCCCGTGGACCAGGATCAGCTTGCCGACGTCATCGGAGCTGAAGGGGTTGCTCGCGCTGGTGAGCACCGCGCTGCCCGACGTCATGATGGCGTCGATCGTCATCTCACCGTCGCCCTTGGCCCCGTAGTTGAGGGGGTTGAAGGCCGAGGGATCTGATGCGGAGTCGGACTGCTCAGTGGAGGTCGCGAAGATCGCAGCGGCTGCGGTCGCGCTGAGCTGGGCATATTCCTCGTCCGAGAGGGTGACCGTATCCCCTGCCTTGTAGCGGTTCCCGTCCGGAAGGACGACGTCTACGAGCCCGCTCTTGATGGTCACGGTGTATGACAAGAGATCCTCCTGGGGAGCCGCTTCTCACCCCTTCACAGGACCTGCGCTCCTCTGGACACGACGGAGCCCCCGTCCGAGGCACAAGAGACAGGGGCTCCGTGGTACCCGAATTTAAAAACCCGGGTACGCAACAGGCCCCGCCGCTGTGGACGCCAACGAGGCCTGTTGCGGAAACGCTACATCCGCACTGGACCTGACGATATCAGGTTCGCCCGGATGAGTGAAACGAAAGAAGCCCCACCAAGGTGGGGCCCCTCCGGTGAAGCTGGAACCTCCGAGACAACGGATTACTTCACGGACCTGACTGTATCACTGCCAGTACGCCCGACATCAGTAGTACCTCGTCCAGTACCTCGGACGTGCGGCAATGCTTCCGGCCATACGAGTCGGGCCGTACCTGCCATACACGCCGCCGCTGATCAGTACCGCAGGCCTTCCGAGGCCCATGGAGGCGATCTTGAAGACCTGGAGCTGCTCCTTCACGAGCTGCTCCTCCTCCATGAGGACATCCCGCCAGCGCTGGACGTAGTCCCGTCGGTCGAGCCGGGAGACGTTGCCGGACCCGATGAAGTTCGGCTGCTCGGTGTAGATCCGGATCAGGTGCTTGAGCGTCTCGATCCACGTCATGCTCTCCAGCAGTGGACCCCACTGCTGGTAGGGGAACTGGGCTCCCCCGTTGCCGTCCAGGGTGTAGCTCTGGAAGGGCTGGGCCATAGTGTTCATCCGGCCCAGAGCGATGCGCAGGAGTTCCGCGATCCGGCCCCGGCCGAACCGGCTCTGAACGTACGTCAGGGCGTTCGGGCCCCCGCCGGGCGAGTCGATCAGGTCGGCGATCCGGATCCAGACCGACTCGATGATGGCCTTCATGGGGTCCGGCAGGTTGTCGTACGCCGGGGAGGCCGGACCGATCTCTACGCCGCCCTCGAAGTACTGCTGTCCCCCGGCGATGTCATAGTCCCACCGGATGGTGTACGAGCCGGGGATCGACGTCTCGGCGCTGCTGAAGGCCGTGGCGTAGTCGCCCAGCCCCAGGTGATCGGCCGTCCGGTTGAAGATGATCTGGCCGGTGTCCTCGCTGACCATCTGGACGGTGACCGGCCCGTCGGCATCCAGCGGCTGCTGGTCCTTGACGATGTTCAGCCCCACCGTGTCGATGGCGTACTGCGAGACGTACTGCCGGTCGTTCCAGTAGAGCGTCATGAGGACTCCTAGCGGTCCGTCGCGTTGACGAACATCGCCATCGCACGGACCGAGGTCAGCTTGAGCTGGGTGTTCGAGCCGCTCTGGGTCGTGACGCGGATGCCGATGGAGTGGGTTCCGGCGGAGATGTTGCGGACACCCATGGAACACACGGTCTGGTACCAGCGGTCGGTACCGAACGTGGAGGTGTTCGGGAACGCCGTCTGCACGTACTCGCCGAACTGGTTGGGGCCGTCGAAGTTCGCGTCCGCGCCGTCGATCATGACGCGAGTGTTAGCGCCGATGTAACCCCGGCACGGCAGTGCGTGCTCGGTGGTGGTCAGTCCGAGCAGGGAGCCGGGCCGGTTCACGGTGAAGGTGCCTACGACATAGGTCACCATCGTGCCCGCACCGACCATGACCTGGGGGCGCATCGAGCCCCACCACACGGCCGGGCCGTAGAGCATCTCGCGCCAAGTGGTCCCGGTCCACAGCATGGTCCTGCGGGTGTCGGTCTCCACGATCAGCATGCCCGCCTGGCTCGCGCTCCAGGAGGGACGGGTGGCGGACGTGCAGACGTACGCGCCCGGATATTTGTCCAGAGTGTTGTAGTTCTGAACGAAGTCGGTCCGCAGGAACGGGTCCGACCCGTCAGGGATCTTCAGGGCCATGTGCTGGCTGAGTGTGGACATCCGCTCCAGTTCCTCTCGTGGTCTCCCTCAGCCCTTCCGAGGGGAGCCGTGTGGATCGACAGGATCAACCGGCCGACTACCAACAGAAGTACGAGGAGCCCCGGGTGTCAGGTTCACCCAGGGCTCCTCGTGTCCGGGGGTTCCGGCTACGGCACGTTGACCGATGCGGACGGGGCGGACTGGGTGCTGCCCACACTACCGACGGAGGTGACACGGGCGGTCGTCGCGGTACCGGTCGTCAGGCCGGTGAACGACGTCGTGAGGGTTCCTGCCGCCACGGACTTGGTCTGTCCGGTGGACAGCGTGACGGTGTAGCTCCGGACCTCGGAGGCGTCCGCCGGGGCGACCCAGGTGACGTTGAGGGTGCCTGCACCGCCACCAGAGAGCGTGACGCCCGTGGGGGCTCCCGGGGTGCCCAGGGTGCCCGAACCGGCCTTCACGGTGCCGTCAGGGCTGTAGATGGGGTTCTGCGCCCAATAGGCGTCCAGGCCGCCGGGCTTGAGGACGTCCGGCGCGTCCGGGTTGTACGGACGGACAGCGGCGGACAGGGCCCCGTACGGGCCGTCGCCATTCTTGTTCCGGGCCAGCACGCGGAACTGGTAGGTCCGGCTCGGGTCCAGGTTGGTCACCACGGCCGAGGTGACACCGTCGCCCACGTAGGTGGTGCCGCCGGTGGATCCGAGGATGATGTATCCGGTCACCGGGGCGGTGACGTCCGGGTCGGCCACGGTGTTCCACGAGACGGTCACCTGACGGGGCCCGGTGACCACCGTGGGGGTCCCGGAGGGCGCGACGGGTACCAGGGCGCTCGTGGGGCCCGTGGAGCCGATCAGGGCCGACTCCAGGGTGCCGGTCATGTTCTGCACGTAGTCCGGCCGGGCGGTGCCGTTCGAGATCGGCCGGTCGGTCCAGGTGGTGTCGGCCGCACCGGTGGCGTTGATGTAGCCAATGCCCTGGGTGGGCGGCCGGTAGGGCTGGGTGACCCCCGGCGTCTGCGGCCACCCGATGGTCTGGGTGTCCGGGGTGCCGGTCAGGTAGTTCTTCGACGCGGTGAACGGACCCGCGTTGGAGCTGTTGGTGCCGGACGTGTCGCTGGTGCCGGTGGAGACCTGAACCAGCGGATCCGGCTTGAGTCCGGTGTCCGGGTCGCCGCCGTAGCCGGACGGGGTGGAGGTCTCGGTGACGGACGCGTTGTCCTGCGTACCGTCGGGGGCAGCACCGGTGTTTCCGGACACGCCCGAAGTGTCGGTCTGGTTACCCGTGTATCCGGGCGGTGTTGTCATGGTGCTGCTCCCCTACGGGTTCTCGGCCTACTTCTTGGTGCCGCCGGTGTTGCCCTGACGGCGAGAGGTGGTCTTCTTGGCCGGAGTCGTCTTCCCGGCCATGGCGCCCTTGAGCTTCTGCTCGTACTCGTCGGCCGCCTGCTTGAAGTCCTTGTTCTCGTCTTCCCGGGGCTCCTCGGTGGCGCCCTCGGACTCGGCCTTCTTGGCCGCCGCCACGGGCTTGCCCGGGTCACCGGCACCGGCGATGGTGGTCTGCTGGTAGGAGTCCTTGGCGGGCTCCTCCACACGGGTGACGCCGTCGCTCACGTCGTCCGGCGACCCGGCCACGTTGGCGGAACGCGGGGCGTCCTGACCCGCTCCGGTGTCGTTGTGCGGGGCGATGATGTTGCCCTGGTGGGTCGGGAGGCCGTGCTCCTCCACCGACTGCTGCGGGATCTGTGCGGCCTTGGCGGAAGCCTCCTGCTGAAGCAGCAGCCCGCGCACCTCTTCCTTCAGCGCCTCGGTCCGCTCGTTGATGAGCGACTCCACGCGCCGGGCCACGTCCTCCACCGCACCGAAGATCCTCGTGGTGCCAGTCAGGCGCTCGTGCACACCGCCGCCGGTGCCGGAGGTCTCCAGGGTGCCCGTGAGGGCCGTCGGATCCGGTACGTGGTCCTGGGACTCCAGGTAGCTGCCGGTCGTCTGGTCGGGTCCTGCCGGGGCGTCGGCCGTGCTGACCGTGCCGCTCTCGGAGTCGCCATACGGCTCCCCCAGGGAGTCCCGCTTGACGTCCTGGCCGGTCTCCGGCGTCTCCACGTCCTGACCGGTCTTGCTGGCCTCGTTCTCGGACTTCTCTGCCATCTGCTCGTCTCTCCTTGGGGGTTAGCCCTCGCGGGTGCCGAGAGTGACCCGGACCCACTCCATACGGTCCTCCTGCCCCTTCACGGCCTCCGGCACGTACTGCGACGCCAGATGCGTGTGCTGGCCGCACAGCGGGGGCGTGTCCTTGAGCTTCTTCTCGGAAATGGCCACCGGGACCCCGCACTTGCCGGTGCCGCGAGAGTCCGGGCCGACACAGAAGGCGCTGACCTGGTCCCGGCTGGTGGGTCGGTCGATCGTCACCTCGACCTCTTCCTTCGCGCCCTCCTGGCGACGCTTGAAGGCGTCGACCTGGCGCGAGAGGGCTTCGGTCACCTCGGGGTCGGACTGGTCGTCCATCAGCTCGATCACGCCACGGGCGAGGGCGCGTCGGAAGGCGACGGACTCCACGACCTCGCCTGGGATGAACTGGATGTCGTCGCCGTTGGGATCGTTCCTGGCGCCCCACTCGACCGAGTGGGTGCCCTTCACATCCGAGGCGAGGACGGTGACCCCGTCCATGAGGTTGCGGGCAACGACCGTTCCGACAGGCATGGGGACTCCTCGAAGAGATCTGTTCGTTCATCTCTTAGGCGGAGTCATAGGTCGTCGAACAGGAAGAAGGGCCCGAGGGGGTTCGGGCCCTTCTTCTCGCGCTGGCTCGGACCGGACCGTGGGGGAACGGATGTTCCGGTTAGAACCAATGAGTGAATGCGCGTTGACCAGAGCATTGCACTAGGGCCTGACACTGTCAACCCCTCCTCCAGTTGACGCTGTTAACGCCAGGCCTGATGCTTGATCCATGGAAGACAAGCACGAAGAGGCCCCGCCGCCTCGACTCGTAGACATCTCCAAGGTGGGCGTCCTGGGCCTCGCGGAGCTGTCGAGACGCTGGAAGGTATCCAAGCAGCGAGCCATGGAGATCACTTCCGCACGGTGTCCGCACTGGCGGAAACTCGACTGTGGCCGGATATGGCTGCTGGAGGACGTGATCAACTTCGAGAGGACCTGGGTCCGGAAGACCGGCGTCCATATCGACCGGGAATGACGAAGGCCCCTCTCCGGAGGGGCCTTCCGCTACTGCGGGGTGACGTGCGGCAGGACGTCGTGAACATCCACGTCGAAGTCCGGCTCGTCCCAGTACCCGCGCGCCAGGATCGAGTCCTTGGACATGGGCGGATGCAGCTCACCGGTGTTCGTGTCAGCGATCTGGGCCTGGCGGTGGCCTTTCTCGTCGTGGTAGCCGAGGTCGATCAGGTAGCGGCCGGGGCCCTGCTGGCCGATGACCTTGGACTGGTTGCTGTGCATGTGTGCCCCCTTCGCCGCGTTGCGCATGAGACGGCTGAGATGGTGCTCCATCTCCCCCGGCTTGCCGTTCTCCATCTCGACCCAGGGGATCTTGTGGTGATTCAGCTTCTGCTTCAGCGCCTCGTGACGCCGCATTCCGGTCTCGTCGTACCGGGATGCCGAGGCGTCCGGCTTGTGTAGTACAGCGTAGTGGATGTCCCGGAGGCCGACCCCGCCGTGGAAGTGGGCCTCGGTGTAGGGCACGTCCTGGTCATAGTCGTACTTGTCCAGCCGCCACTTCCGGGGGTCCACGTGGTCGTGGAATCCGGAAAGCCCGAAGTCCTGCACCGGGTGCGCGGAGTGGCCGTACCCCTGGTGGTCCAGGGTGTCGCCGATGAAGGCGCTCGTCCGATGCCAGACGCGGGGGCGATGCAGCACCAGGGTGTGCCTGCCGTACGGATAGGCACCGGGATGGTGCTGTGACGGATCGTTGGTGAGGTAGCCGTAGATCGGCCGCGCATGATGGGGCAGGCCGAGTGGATAGCCGAACATCTTGTGCTCGACGTTCTCGCGCTCGTCCGGGGCCAGGATGCCGCCGGAAGAGTGCGTCTCGAACTGGGACTTCACCCGGCCGCTGTCCAGCACCTGGTGCAGGGGGTGAGTGTCGATCGCGATGGCCGGAGAGGCCTTGTCCAGAGTGTTCTGGATGTGGCGCCGGATCCTCTCGGGATCACCCTCGAAGTCATCTTCCTTGTCCGCCCACCCGCCATGGTCCTGGCGCCATTGAGAGCCGGGCCCGCTGAAGGACTCCCTGTCGTGGTCCTTCAGGAATGGGTTGTGCTCCTGGAGATCCGGGTGGGCCAGATGACCCCACACCTCGTGGTTCCCGGACTGGCGATAGAGCTTGTGGAAGGGCGTGATACGGGGCACCTTGGCCTCCGGCATGCCGGGCAGGGGCGGCACGTTCGGGTCCTCGGTGTTCCGTCTCGGCGGGACCCACTCACGGCTCGCGTGCATACCGGCATCCTCTCGAAGCACTGTTCACCCCTTCGGGGCACCGTGAGGGTGATGGACAGGACGGCTAGGCCCTGATACCGTCAAGTGCACCGGGCGCGGCTTGGCTGGGCATGGCAGGGCAGGGCGCGGCAGGGCAGGGGGAAGGCCCCCTCGGAGAGATCCGAGGGGGCCTTCCAGTGTCCGTAGGGCCGGACTAGGCCTTCGTGATGGTGGCGATACCGCGCGGGTTCAAAATGGACATGTTGACCATTTCGTCGAAAACCCAGCCCTTCCAGAAGGCTTCGACCATATGGTTCTCTTCCACGTCAAGGCTGTACAAGACGGGGAAAACGCCCAGGAAGTTGGGCTCCGGCGTGAGGAACACCTTGCCCTGGGGCACGATGATCGACCGCTGGATCTGGAACTCACCGAAGCTGGTGATGGTCTCACCGGCGACGACGCGGTCCTTGAAGGCCCAGCCGGTCTGGTTGATGTCCCACCGGTAGAGGTCGCGGAAGTCGAACGGGTTGATCAGGATCCGCGCCGACTGAAGCTCGTGCATGTCCGTCATGGCGACGGCCGAGTACAGCGAGCCCGGCGTCAGGTAGCCCGACGCCTCGGTGATGTTGTGGTTCGGCGTGACCGTGTGGTCGGGCCGGGTGGCGTAGTCCGTCAGGGCGGCCTGGAGCAGGACCAGCAGGCGGGTGTCCTCCTGCTTGAGGATGGCCTGCTTGGTCTCGTCCTGGGCCTGCTCGACCGCGTTGATACGCAGGTAGAACAGGTCTTCCTTGCGGATCGCCGGGCGCGAGGCGATGCGGAAGAACCGCACCGGAACACGCTTGCCCTCGAACGGAGTCACGCGGACTTCGCCCTCGGTGCCGGACATGATGTACGCCTGGCCCAGGTCATCCCAGACGTCGTACTCGACGGGGGTACCCGGCGTGACCGGGTCCTCCACGAGCACGTTGCGGGTGATGCCCTGGTAGCGCAGCTTCAACTGGATGGGGCCCACCATGCCGACGCCGAGACGGCGGATGCCGCCGGTCTCGTCGGAGAGGATGAGCGCCATCTTCTGGACCTTCGCCTCGTGAGAGAGCGGGGCGCTCTTCTCGCGGCGGGCGATGATCGCGGAAGCGTAGTCGTCCGACTTGCGGGCGATGCGTCCCCGGAGGGACGAAGTGGTGGCGAGAGTCTGAGTCGTCATGGGTCAGCTCCTAGTACTTCTGGCGGAGACCACCGATGGTGATCTTCGTGGCGGAGTTGACCTTGAGCAGGCGGGCGACCGGCTGCGCGGAGGCGCCGGAGGTACCCGCCGGGACCAGCTTGCCCCGGTTGGCACCAGCCGTCTGGGCGTAGATCAGAGCCTCGGTGCCGTCACCGGGGTCCGTCCACGTCGCCGTGGTGTCGAAGGCGGGGGCCAGGATCTCGAACTCCGCGTCCGGCGCGAGCTTCCACACCGCGAAGGTGTTGATGCCCGCGTCCAGCGGCTCGTCGATGCCGTCGCCGCCGACGTAGAGGCCGCCGAGGCCGTAGGGCACTCCGGTGGCGTTGATCAGGGTGACGTTCTCACCGGCGGTCTTCATGAAGACCATGCCGGGCCAGATGTTGACCGAGCGGTCCCACGCGGGGTCCAGGAAGCAGGAAGCGGGGGTCGATTGCGTCCAGCCGTAGAGAGGCCTGATCGTACGCTTGATGTACGAAGTGGCCATACGGGTACGGAGCATTCTTTCCCTCCCCTCTCTCGTATGTTTCGGACATATGGGCCGTCTGCTCGATGTCCGATACGAGACGGGCCCTTCTCACCCCCTCTGTGGCCTCGCACCGGGAAAGACAGGATCAAGTCCTGAAAACGCGTCTCGGCCCCCTCCCAGAGCGCTGGTTGAGGGGGCCGAGACTGAGGCGGGATCCTAGTCGAACAGGCTCTCAGCTTCCTCGTCGATCGAGCCGACGGCACCGGCCACCGAGGTGATCGGACCGGGCTGGGTCACGAGGGACGGCATGGTCCGCTGGACGCCCTGAGTGCTCGCGGCGGCACGCGGAACCAGCTTCTGGGGACGGGCCTGCCGGGTGGCCGCCTTGTTCACACGGTCCAGGGTCGTGATCTCCCGGCGGATCATCGCGTCCGTCATGGTCCGGTCGGCCTCGATGCTGGCCGCCACCGCCAGGTCCTCACCCTGGGCGATTCCGGCTGCGATCTGGAGCCGGGCCAGGCGGATGGACGCCATGGTCCGGTGCGAGGAGGTCTGGCTCATCTCACCGTCACGGGGTGGCGTGGTGCCCTGCTGGGCCGACGGGCCGAAGGCCGGGTTCAGCGGGTAGGCCGTCTCCGGGTTCATCGGGTCGCCCACGCGGACGTCGGTCTCGATGCGGGTCGTCTCCGGCGGGGTGTGGGTCTCGGTACCGGCGACCGGCGCGGAGACGTCCACCAGGTTGTTGTACGGCTCGGTGGGGAGGGTGACACCCGGATCCATCGGGGTGGCCGTGGTCTCGGCCGCCACACCCTGGTTGGCGCCCGGGGTCTGGCCGATCTGGTTGGGGTTGTCGTACGCCTCCGGGGTGGCCGCCTGCTCGGTGGACTCCGTGGCGGGCTGGGAGGCCGGGTTCGGCACCGGCTGGGCCGGGTTGTCGGCGTCGGCCTTCTTGCGCATCTCGTTGGCCTTGGCGCGGATCGCGTCCAGCTCGGCCGAGACACCGGCGAGACGGGCGACGTATGCGAGCTGGAGCTTCAGCACGGCGTTGTCGTGCTCCAGGGCCTCGTTGCGGGCCGCGATCTTGTTCAGCATCGACTGCTGGGACGCCATGGCCTGCATGAGCGGTCGGTTCCCCGACTGGGTCTTGTTGCCCATGAGATGTACTTCCTCTGGTGGGGGCTCACGGCAGGCCGTGAACGGTGGTCTTCACCCCTTACGGGGTCTGGGGTCTGGTCAGACAGGCATCGGGACGCTGCTTTGCCCCTGAACCTCGGCCGGACTCAGAAGCTGGGCGGATCCGCAGTTCGGGCAGACATCTCCCGCCTGGGCGCCGTCCATCTGAGCCATGCCGACGTTCGGAAGCTCCTGGGTGTCCATGTCGACCGAGGTCGGCTGAGTGGCCTCTGTGGTGAACCCGCAGGCGGGGCACATCAGATCGGGCACTCCGTCTCCCGGCGTCCCGGGAACTCCCTGACCCGCATCCGGGTCGACAGGCTGGCCGTCCTCGTCCAGATCCTCGGGGGTCGCCGGACCCTCGGGACCTTCGGGCTCGCCGGGCCCCTCGGGCATGTTCGGGCCCGGGGTGAACGGCTGGCCCATGTTGGTGGTCGCATCCCCGGGGAGGGTCTGCGGACCGATCGGCGTCCCGTCCGGCAGCGTCATCTGCTGCTGGGGCAGAGGCTGGCCGTCCGGCCCGAGCATCGACGGGTCTACAGGTGCTCCCGTCTCCTCGGGGATCTGGCCCTCCTCTCCGAGCGCTCCGGGGTCCATGGGGTCGCCGCCAGGCTGCACCTCGGCCGGTACTTCTCCGGGGAGCATGCCGGGCTGCATCTCCTGGTCCGCAGCGTCCGGGTTGATCGGGTTGCCGTTCTCATCCAGGGCGTTCGGATCCATCGGGTCCTGAACGGGCTGGCCGTCCGGGCCGATCTGGTTGGGGTTGGCCGGGTCGTTGAACTCTGCGACGTCCTTCCGCAGGTCCATCTGACGGGCCTTCTCCAGGTCCGGGTCCTGGAAGATCTTGGGTGGGGCGACGTATCCGCAGACCTCGCAGGTGTCGCCGTCGAAGGTGTCGCGGTCGCCGCAGACGGGGCAGGCGTCCTCGCGCAGGGTGTCGACGTCCATGGGGGCCTTCTGCTCGCCGTAGGCCAGCTTGGCCTGCTTCCCGTAGGGGGACTGCCAGGGGTGCTGGCTCAGGGTGTCCTTGACCTTGTCCCAGGACTCCTTGAACCCCGGGTGCAGGTTCAGCTTGTCCACCTCGTTGGCCGTGAACCAGCCGGAACCCAGGTGCTCGTTGCTCGTGTGGGTGGGCACGAAGGGCTGGTGGGTATCGGCAACCACCGTGTGGTAGCCCCATCCGCCGTGGTCGTCGTGGTGGGTGTGGGAGACACGGAGTTCCGGGATGTTCCGGCCCATCTCCTCCTTGGCTTCACGGAAGGCGGTCCGCTTGGGATTGCCGACTTCTTCGGCAGTGGTGCCCCCACCGGGAATGGACCAGGTGCCGCCGTGCTGCATGTGGAAGTGCCGCTGCTGCATCAGGAACCGCTGGGTGCCGTTCTGGTCCTGGTGGCGGATCAGAAGGCCTGCCGCACCGTGCTGACCCCAGTGGCCAGCGAACCCCTTGGCGTCCGTGCAGCCGCGCTCACAGGAGACCTTGTAGTCCCCGTTGCCGGGCTGGTAGGCAACGGCGTTGTGCGGGGCGTCAGGCGGAAACTCCGCCGGGTTGTAAGTGTTTCCGCTCCAGGCGGCCGTCTTACGGGCGTGCTTGGCCTGGAAGTCCTTCTCCCACTGGGGCTGCTTGCCCGGGTGTTCCTTCGCGCCGTGGTACGGAGCCCTCTCGCCGTCGCTGGAGGGCTCGTTGGGGTACGGCGAGTAGGCGACGTAGGCGCGCACGGTCTTCTGGTTGGCCAACTTGGCCCCTTCGGCGCGGTGATGACCGTCGGCGACTTGATAGACGCCGTGACGGTGTACCAGGACGAGCGGAGGCACCTGATCTGGGTTCTCCTTGTAGCCCTGGGCCGCGTACCGCACCCGGCCGTCGGAGGCGCCGCCATGACGCGCGTGGTCGATGTTGTACGGGTCGACGTGCTCAGAATGGAACGTCAGGTCCCAGGATCCGTGCTCGTCGGCATCCGGGTCCTTAGGGGTGGCATGTGCCAGGTGACTGGCAGCCCAGCCGATGCCATCGCCATCCCCTTCGGCGCCCTCGTGGACCTCCGGGTCGCCGTAGATGTCTGGATGGCGCTCTCCGATCGCGTCCCACCCCAAGGACTCGCCTTCGGTCCAGCCGTCGGGCGAAGAGGCCTTCTTGCGGGCTGCAAGGGCCTTCAGGTCGATCCGGGTGACCCGCTTGCCGGTGGACTCGATCTTGTCCACCACGGACTGGGGAATCTTCTCGGGGCTCTCGTAGGAGTCCGATCGGGCCCTGTGGGTTGTGACGTACCAGCCGTTGTCGTCCTGCTTCAGGCCCACACCCTCAAAGCGGGGATCCTTCCCTGCCGTCTTGTCGTCGTGCTCGTACGGGTTCGTGTAGGCCGACTCCTTCTTGGAGTCCTCCGTCTTGTGCTTGATCTCGCCGCAGTAGTCCGACGGGTCGTCTTTGTCCGAGTTCTCCTCGGTGCACTGCTCGAAGTCCTTGTAGTCCGCGAACGGGGCGCCCTTGCGCATGGCCGTCGACTGAAGGCCCCGGGTGTCAACACCCAGGAAGTGGGCCGTGGGGTCTGCCGGGGGCTCGACCAGGAGGGAGTTCTCGAAGAACTTCAGGCCGTAGCAGGTCTCTCGGATGATCTCTCCGACCTTCTGGCCGGAGGCCGTCCTGCGATACAGCATCATGCCCTTGGAGCCGGGGATGTGCTGGCAGTACTCGGCCGGTGTGGTCGCCCTGTTGCCGCAGGCAGAACAGACGCTGAAGGCAACATCGCAGCCCATGGAGGTGCGCGCGATGTTGCCCGCGAGGATCTCCTTGGCCAGCCGGGGGAAGCGGACCGCGTCCACCTCCTGGAGGACCTCGACCCACCAGTCCTTCGTGCCGTCGCGGTTGGAGTCCTTGTGCAGGGCCGCGTCGATGATCACGCCCCGGGCCCGCCGATGATCATGGTTGACGTGATTAACGAAGACCGGCTTGCCGATGAAGGTCGCGTACGCCTTCGCCAGCTCCTCGGCCGGGAACTCGTCGAAGTTGTCGTTGCACCGGCTGGAGATGGCCCGCGAGCGGACGTACAGGAACCCCGGCCGCACCTCGTAGTCGAAGTGGTGCCGGTGGGCGAAACGGCGCAGTTCACGACGGCTCGCACCCTTGGGGGCGAGATCCGCCGTCATGATCACAGCGCTCGCGTACTTCAGCATCGACGCACCTCCACCTCTTCTCGGGAGAGGGTCCGGCAAGGACAGCAAAGAAGCCCTCCCAGGGGAGCCGGGCGAGCATTCCGGGAGGGCTTCGGGAGCCCCTGAGTACGGGGGAGGGACCTCAGAGGCTCTTGGGAGCCACTGTGTCGTCTTCGACCGGTCGGGGGGTGTGCTTGGCGAAATAGCCACTCACAAAGGTGACCGCCGTCGGCCCGACGGCAATCACGATCGTCTGGAGCCACCCCGGGAGGGATCCGAGGAGCTGCTCGTTCCCCACCCAGGCGTTCAGGACGGCCACCACGGCCGATGCCCCGAACGCACCCAGGGTGGCCATGGAGACCTTCTTCTCTACCGGAACCTTCGTCGCGTGCTGCGCCATCACGCCACCACCTGGAACTTGCCGGTCTTGGACGCCAGCTTCTTCAGGGACGTCTCTCCGGGGATGCCGTCGGCGTCGTCACCGCTGTAGCCCAGGCTCCGCTGCCACTTGGCGTACGCCTTGATGGTCAGTGAACCGAACGCGCCGTCCTTGGCGTAATCCGAGTCCAGCAGGTTGAGCATGTCGAGCGCGGCCTCTACCGGCCGGACGTCGGACTCGTGAAGACCCTGGCCCTGCGGGCGCTTGGGGTCCGCCTTGGCCGCAGCGATGACGTTGCGGAGGGAGACCTTGGGCTTGACCGCACCGGT